TATGTCGTCAAATCCTCAATGTGTTCTATGCACAGACCCAATGAGGAAACACTACGAACAAGCGTTAAAAGAAGGTAATATTTCAAGTGAGGCTGTTTCTTCTGCCCTAAACACCACAAAAACACAGGTGCAAAGACACATGAAGCACCACTTGACACCAATCGTGCAAGAATCTGCGGCCATGATGATAGCGAAAAAGGAAGTAAATGAAGTTGATTTGCTATCAAACAATGTGCAGAAGTTAGATATGCGTTTAGAGCAAGTGTTCAATGATTTGGGGAATGACCTTGACCCTAAGATGATTGATGCTCTTACCAAGTTAGCAAGAGAAATTAGAGAATCTTTGAAGTATCTTATGGAGTTTAAGGGTAAATTGATTCACAAGCGACAAGATACTATTGTTATTGCACAGATGCAAATTGTTCAAGAAGTGTTAGCACAGAACAATCCTGAGATTTGGCTGGATATTAAGAGTAAAATGCAGGAGAGGCTTCAATGACATGGTTCAATGTAGTTAAAAATGAATCTATTGAGGCTAAAAATAAGGCTAAAGAATTTGCTAGAGAATTAAAAAAAGAAGTGGAAGAGGGGATTACAATGACTAATGGTGAACCTTATTCTATCAAACAATTAAATATTGGTTTTCATAAAATGCATAATCATTTTGATGAATTGTTTAATACAGAAAAAGACATTGAAGAAAAAATATTTCATGCTGATGAAATGTTTGTTGAATCGGGATATTTCACAAGAAGTAATGGCCTTCGTCAAAGAGTCTTAGATTTTTACGCTGATTTGATTAAAACTTATCATCCAGAAATTTTTAAAGAAGTTCTTAGCAGAAGAGGATAAATGCAGGAGAGATTACAATGAGTTGGAAAATTATATTGAAACAAGAACTTACTTTACTTATTGAACCAGTAAAAAATAAAATTAACTCTCTTATTGAAGAATATCAGAACACTCCCAATAAGCCCCGTTTAGACCCTTATGGGATGCTAGTAGTTACTAAAAAGACAAAACGAGGCAATATGCTAATTGACATTAAATTGAGATTTGACCCAGAAGACAAAACAAATACTGAAGATGCCACAGCATCTTTTAGGTTCACTAAATTACCAGCATCGGACAATATGAAGTGGAGGATTAAGCCAAAATTTCGTATTGCTAGGCGTAATGGAAATTGGGATTCTGGCTGGAACCGCCGGACTAAATATGATTGGGTGGATGAAATAACTGAAGAACTTCAAGGAAAAATTGTGCAAACCATCAATCAGATAACATTGATGAATATCGCTCAATAAATGCAGGAGAGATTATAATGAGTTGGGAAGATATATTGAAATTGGATGAAGCAAAAATGAAAGATTTAATAGAAAGGGAAATGCTTCTAGTAGATATGGAAGATTTACTAGAAAGGGAATTGAAAAGGCCTTTATCGGAATTATCAATTGATGATAAAAAAGAAATACAGATGTTGCGAGCCTACGCATCGGGATTACTTGACATTCTATATATGGACGAAGAAAAAGGCGGAGAAGAGAAACAATTTGAAGATACTATGAAGACGATAGACAATATCCGAAGAAAAGCCAATTGAGGAGAGATTACAATGAGTTGGTTTTCAATTATTAAGAAACCTCTCCCGTTTATCCCCGAAGATAATATGCCGTCCTATTTTCTCTTCCCTGCTTTAATGGATGAAGGTAATTTTAATACCATCTTAGATAGAATCAAGACCTCAAAGAAGTTTGTAAAGAGTTTAAGGGGAACTCTTTCTGCTTTAAAAGATTCTCCTGAAAAATATTATGAAGAATATGATACAGGTGAAGCGACATTAGAACAATTTACTGAAAGATTCAATAAATTAAAAGAACTTATTTCAGAAATTGAACCAGAAAAGAAGTATTTATCGGAAAATGAAGCAATTTCTCAACTAAATTTGATGAGAGATTTGATAAATAATGGGAAAAATGACGAAGCCAAGAAAAAATTTGCTGAATTTAACAAAAATACTCCAAAATATAGCACAGATTCACAATATTGGAAAGCAAAACCAAAACTTCAACAAAAATATTTGTTCGTGAGCAACACATTAGGTGCAAAAAACTATATTACCTTCAAAAATCCACCAAAAAATAAAAATTTATTAAGAATTTTTGCCGAACTCATTGGTGGAGAACTAAGTGAAGACATTATTTTAACAGATTTTGAGAATTTTACTCAATTACAAGAGAAAATTCGTGGAGATTCTGGAGTTTTACAGTTTTATAGCGAAAATTTTGCTCCTATTGTTGGAAAAAGAAAGTCGGCTGGATTAAATTTTGTTGAAGGGGGCAAATCTTCAAAAATTCCTGACAATTTTCTAATTTCTGATAAAAAGTTCACGGCAAAAGCAACATTTGATGCAAATGATGTTTTTAAATTCATAGATGTGCTCAATTCTGGCAAATTTGCTGGAAAAAAGGACAAATTTCTTCCAAAAGAGTTCCCAGATAGTGATGAAACTGTTCCAGATATGCTGTTTTTAACAAAAAGCGGTAGTGGTGCTAAGTCAGTTGCTTTAAATCCTATGGCCTCTTTAATTCTGAAAACTGAGTTTAAAGAAGATTGGTTTTCTAATTTCTTCAATGAATTTAGAATAAATGAAACGCAAAGCGATGAAGAAGCAGAATTAGAAGTGATTGACGATATTACAGAATCTATTTTTCTAGGACAGGAAAATTCTCGTAAATTTAATGTAAGTGTCAGACCTTTTATTAATGAATTAGTTGAAAACAAAAGCAGAACTGATACTAAAGCAGCAAGAACCGCAGTCAGAAAAGAAATTAGAAACCAAATGCGACTTTCTAGAAATATTAAAAATACAGTCACTACTGCAAAAGATACCTCAAGAAGACAGCAATTAACCTTCTTGAAAGATTATTTTACTATTTCTGAATTTAAAAAATTAAAAGCCACTATTGAAAAAATGTATGGCGCTGAGAACTTAGAATATCAATACATTGATTATTCGGGAGAAAATGTTGAAGAAGATGAGATGGGCGACCTTGCTTTCTATGTTCAAATAGCATTTGATGATGGAATAGAAGAACGCAATATTACTCCTAATACCGTCATTGAAAAAATACCTGAAGATGTTTTACAACTTGTATTTAGCAGTATTCCTAAGGTAAGGGATTTAATTACAGGTTCTTCTTTCCCTGAATTTGTAAAACAAAAGGCAGATGAAATGGATAAACTAATTAATTCTAAAGATGTTGGTGCAAGTCCTCTTGAACAGTTAAACCCAAAAAATTTTATCTCTTTTCTTTCAAGAATGGCTGACCACGCATTAAATGACATGACCCCGAAGGAAGTATTTAAGTCCGTGAAGGCCAACCCGCAAAGCGAAGAGGTCGCTTCACGGCTTCAAGACTTGGATAAAAAGATTCCTGATTATCTGAAAAGAATACGAGATGCGATTATTAAGGCATTTGAATTCCAAATGAAAGATATTGCTGAAAATTATGAAAAATATATGACAGGTAAAAATGTAGAAAATACAACCAAAGCACTTAACGCATTTAAAGAAGAAGGACTACTGGAGGACTGAAAATGGTCGTTGTTGCTGGCATTGAAATTGAAGACAGTTTTCTTAGTGAACTAAGACAACTGCCTTTTGGAGAACAAGATGACTTTAGAGTCAAATATACTAAAGAAAATATATTACCTAAAATTAAAGAAAAAACAGACAATAAACAAGTTTCAAGAGCAATGTTAAAAGAAATTAGACAATACATTACCGAATATCTAAATAGAGAAGGAACAAGCGAGCCAGCACAACTTGAAAACAAACTAAAAAGAGTATTAGATATGCGTATTACCTATGGTGGGACAAGGGTTGATGCTCAATACCTAAACAAACAAAACTTTAGCGATTCATCTCAATTAAAAATCGGAAACCCTGATGAGAGCGTTCTTGAATTAAACAATGCCCAGTTTATTGATTCATTAAATCTTACCGAGCGAGGTGAGTCCAATATTAGAGCAATTATGTCTAAACTAAGAACTATCTTTGCAAAAACAGAAGTTTTTCAATTAGATGTTAGTTCAAGACTAAAAATGTATTTAGGTGCACTTGATATTTCAAAGAAAGAAAACAGAGAGTCTGTTTATAAATATTTTGAAAAACTTAATGAATCAGCACTTGACAAATTTATTGAAGATGGACAGAAATTCTTTGAAGCAGTAAAGTCAATGCCAAATCCATTTGATGAAGAAGGCTCAGAAAAGAAGCATCAAGAACTTCTTGAAGACTTTGAGACTCTTTCAGAATTACTAAATAAAACGCAATTAGATTATATTGCTGAGTTTAAAACTGTTGAACAAGGCGTTATTCCTCCTAATCTTAGGTGGTATACGCAAATTGCCAAATTGTCTTCTCTTAAAAGATTAGTTGATTTAAGACCGCCCGAAGAAGGGGGTAGGACATTAGATGACCCTCCTGAAGAGTATTCTGAAGGAATGGATGAAGATGAAAATTGGAAAGAAAATGCAATTGTTGATGCTATTGAATCTTCAAGAGCGATTGACAGTAATTGGGAAAGGTCTTCTACTCTTGATTTAAGAGCAGAAGATTCCGGGCAGAAGGAATTAGACGCAGTAATTTCACAAGCAGAGGAAGATTTAGAGAATCTTGACCCTCTTCTTGCTCTTGAATACTCAAGAAATGACAGATTATTAGCAATTACCGAGGAAGGAAATGAGGCCCTATATAGTCTTCTTACTGGAGCAAGAGAGGCTTTAGAGAGTGATGAGATTGTTTTGGATATTGATTTTGATACTGATATTGATGATTGGATAGAAGAATTTAGTAACACTACTGTAATTGATGATAGAGAAACTTTTCACTTACCTATTTCTGTTTTAGAAGACACAGATATGGCTAATCTTTATGATGAAAAGGATATTAGAGGGGCAACTCTAGAAAATATTGAAAATATAAATTTCTTTTTTGAAGAATTGGCTAAATTGGTGAGTGAAGAACTTCCTCAATTTTTAAATTTCTATCGCAGAGGCGGGAAGGCTTCTGCTGGAACAGATATGAGAGAAACCTTTAGAGGTTTTAGAGGAGAACTAGCGACAAGAGTTAAAGAAAGTGAATATACTAGACAAAAAGGAAGAGATGCTCCTTTAATTGGTCTAAGTAAAGAAGTGAAATCGGCTCTTGTTCAAATGTTAGAATCAGCAAATGAATATTTCTTTGAACCCGCATTTACAGGAAGGATGGTTGTTGTAGTTCCTGATTTTGTTTCCAATGTCGGTGGCCGAGTTATGCAAATGCAGGGTGCTAAATTGGGATTAGAAACCGTAATGAGTGGGGCTTACTCTGTTATGGCAAATGCAAGAGTAGAGGACTTAACTGGAGATATGTTAAGTCCTATTTCAGATTTCTTGGAAATGGCGTTCCTTAAGAGTATTTCTATTGATGGAAAGTTAATTGATGCCGGAGAAAAGGCAGCAAAAGCATTAACTGAAATTTTTGAAAATAAAGAAAGAAATTATGATTATGTTGCTGCTTTAATTAACTATCTTATGCAAAGAACAGGGGATTTTCAATTAGAAGATACTAGCCTTGAAGGTGAAACAATTGATAATAGAACCCAATCATTCTATGACTCTTATCAAGCAGGCAAAGCGTTTCCTATTTTTGCTTTACCCTATTGGCTTGATGCAAATACTGGTGCTTTTACTGCAAGACAAAGAGATAAAAGAACGAAGGAAGAGTACGATAGACTTCTAAGAATCTTCCAAGAGGTTCAGCAAGATTTACCTATTCTTCTAAGAAAGATGCTAAAAGCCCATGATGTAGTAAGAGAGCAATTAGGTAAACCAATCGTTTATGGATTCATGCCTTTTAATGAAATTGGTTTTGATACAATTATTAAGAAAATGCAAGTAGAACAGAATCTTGATTTATCTTCCTTTGAGGTAGAGAATATTGTTAAAGAAATGGATTCTCATCAGAATATTTCTAAAGAGTTTGGTATTAGCGCAGAACAAGTTTATTTAATCAAGGCACACTTTAGGTGAAATTATGGTTTCGAAGTTTTCTGCGGCTGATATTTCTTTTAGAGAAATGTCTGAGGATGATGCAGTAAAGGTTTTTCAAGACGATGGCTATTTTGATTATCAAAAAAGAAGAATGCGCTATCGTTTAATGTCCCGTGATTCTTCTTGGGCTACTGCTCCTGCAACAATGTTTGTTGCTTATTATGAAGATAAACCTGTGGGTGTAATTGGATTTTCAAATTATAAAGGAAGACTTCTTGGTGCAGGTATTCATGTAAGAAAAGAGTTTAGAGGTCGGGGTCTTGCTGGATTGCTTGTTGATAAGATTATTTCAGAGAAGGGTTCTAAAACATTGTATGTTAATATTGCTAATGATAAAATTGCCACAACATACAGGGATAGAGGTTTTAATGATATGAATATTAGCGAACTTCCTGAAGACTCTCAAAGAGATTTAGAAGGTCTAACCTATGCAGACCAAGTTCAAAAGTGGATGTATTATACTCAACCAAAATGGAAAGACATATTAAAATTTTATCCTACAGGAAATTTTGCTGATTTAGGACAGTATCAAGATACTCAGGATGAACATATAACTCACCCTGCGAAAGCAGATGATAGCGGAGAAGTTCTCGTTATCTTTAGTTCACACTATCTTAAAAGACACGACGATAAAGGGGTTCGTAGAAAAATTATAACTGATGAAGAAATACAAAAAATGATTAGTTTAGGAAAACCAAGATTCTGGGCATATATTTATCCTGATTTAAATAACTTTGAATATGTTATAGGTCAGTTTGCTTCAGGCAATCAAAGAATAAATAGATATAAGAAAAAGACACGCGATGATACGGGAACGGTTAAGGATTTTTTAGATTCCTTAAATAAAGCAAACAACACGAATTATACTAGAATTCTAAATCTCTATCACATTTCAGGTGGGAACAAAAGCGGCGGCTATCCAACAAATGCGGGAAAACAATTACCTGTTGTTTATGAAAATACTGAGACGAGATATGGAGAAAAGCCTGGACATAGAATAAAAAGAGGAAAAGGTGATGCCAAACCCGATTTTAATCCATTTACTATGAATAGGGGCTGATGTTATGGAAATGGAGGAGTTTAATTTTGAGCATGAAATGGATATGCGTCTATCTAAAAATTCTTTCCCATATTTTTTTCAAAATGTGCTTGGTTTTGACTTTCCTTCTTATATTCAAGAATGGCATCAGTTAATGAATGAAACCCAGAGAACTGTTATTATTTGCAGTCGTGACCACGGAAAATCTGTGTTTATGCACAGTTGGGTTGTATGGAAACTTATTTTCGAGGAGCCGCCATATCAGATGCTTTATATTTCATCTAACCAAAAACAGACCTTAGTTCATATGAGAGATATTGATAAAATGTTTCAGAACCCAATGCTCAAAAAGTTTAAACCTGCAAGGGGTTGGGCTATTGGGAACATTACCTTAACAAATGGAAACCAAATACTTGAGCGTTCTGTTGGCTCACAGATTCGTGGCTTGCACCCTCAAGAGATTGTTATTGACGACCCTTTGAAAGAGTTTAGTATGACAGGTATTCAAAAAGTGACTGATTGGTTTTATGGGGATATGATTCCTACACTTCACCATACCGCCTCTTTGCGTGTTATTGGAACTCCTTTCAGTTATACGGATATTTATCAACAATTATCAGAAAATGCTGCTTACACGGTTAGAACATACCCTTGTCTAAATGCGCTAAATGAACCGTTATGGCCGGAGCGTTGGAATTATGAGGCTTTGATGGCTCGTAAAGCAGAAGTTGGTTCATTGATGTTCACACGGGAATATATGTGTGTGCCTATTTCAACGGGAACTTCTCTCTTTAATCCTGAACACTTAGATAATGCAAAGAATAAAGATTTAGTCTTGAAACCCTTGAGAAGAGACGGATATAAATACTTTGTTGGCGTGGACCCTGCTATTTCAACAGATGGCGACTACAATGTGATTACTGTTATTGAAATGGATGAAGATGAAAATAAGTCTATTGTTTATGTTGATAGGTCTAAAAATGTGCAGTTTCGAGAAAACATACAGAAGGTAAAATTGATTGGTCAATTGTTCCGACCCGAAGTTATCCTATTTGAAACAAATACATTTGCAAAATCATTTACTCAAGAACTTCGTCAAGTTGCTGATTTAAATGTTCATGACTTTGATACAACCCGAAGAAAGAAACAAGAGATTATCCTTAATTTACAAATGACACTTGAAAATGGTAAAATTAATTTTCCTTATGGGAACGAAGAGAGTAGGCGGGTTTCTTCTATATTGATTGAAGAAATGTCAATGTTTGCGATTACTGAACGGGGAAAGTTTGAGGGAATCGGGGCGCATGACGATATGGTGATGAGCCTTGCGTTAGCAAATGCCGCTACTTATCAAGCCTCCGAAGCGTTTATCCTGTTAGATGATTTGGGTTTATTTGACGATGGCGGCGGAAGACAAAACCCGCAAAGAATGAACTCCATAGGCTTGAACTTTTGAGGTATTTATATGACAGAACAAGCAGATAAATACCGCCAAGCGGCTCAACAAATGAACCGTTTAGCCGATTTAGACGAAGAAGAAGAAGAAATGAAAGATAGCATAGAAGAAGAACTTGATATTGAAATCAAATCCTTTTTTAATGGCTCACATATTATGTCAGAGTATGATGAAATTAATAAGATTTCTGTAGCCTACAATATAAATGCTACTGATGCTAAGAAGCATATTCCTGTTTTTCCAGATACTTATGTTATTCAAGATAAAAATATTCCTGACTTAATTAAAAAGATGAGAATGTCAAAGAGAAAATTAAAAGGAGAACAACGAGACAAAATGTCGAAAGCAATTGATACTATGATTGATGCTTATGCTGACCATTTAAATAAATGTATTGATTCAATTACATGGCTATCTGAATACACAAGTCCTCTTAAAAAGATGAGATACAATGAAAAAGATTTACATAAATTATACAAAATGAAAACGATTGATGAGAGAAGAGAGGTGATTGATTCCCTTTGTAAATACTGGGAAGCAGAATTAGAACAGAATGGTATGGCTTATTCAAAAGAATATAGCGAACTCTCAAAAGAAATGAAATTAGCAAAGAGACAATTTAGAGAAGCCTTATCAAAAATTACTCAACAGTCATTAACTAAATCGAAAAAAGAAAGACAAGAGGATTTTATTATTAAAACTGTTTGTGAAAATCCAGGAATTAGTGCTCAAGTCATTCACGAAAGAATGCCAACATCATTAGCAAAGTTTTCAAGTGCTAATTCTATTTCAAAGATGATAAATAAATTAGACATTTCTTCTGTTGGTGGAAAATATTATAAGGTTCCTTCTATGATTAAGAAAAATATTTGGGCTTATACTGCTGCATTTATTGATTCTGATGGTTATATTACTCTTGACCGTAATATGAACCCAAGAGTAGGTTTAGTTGCGACAGGCGAAAGAGGTAAGGCTTTTATGCAAGAAATGCATAAATCTATTGGTTTTGGTCGTATGCACTTAGACCAGAAATCACCACAAGATACCCGACTTATTAATAGATTAAACTTCTATTCTCAGGATGATGTATCTAATCTTTTAACAAAGTGTCTACCACATTTTAGGTTAAAGAAAGGGAACGCTGAATTATTACTCGAATTAATTCGCATGAAGAAGTCATATAAAAAGGCAGATTGGTATAAAGGCCGTTGCGATGAAATCTTTAAACTTATGAAGTGGGAAAACCATAAAGACCATGTGGGCTTTGACTGGGCTAAGGAGGGTATCGTCCTTGACGATATTCAAAAATATAAGGACAATTGTAAGATTTCTGTAATGGATTCTCTTGAGCAAATCGGAACGGTGCTTTAAATGCCTCGCAAACATTATGATGTATTCAAGCATAAAGTAAGAACAAAACTACCAAAAAGAATTAGATACGCAACTGTTTGTAGAAGATGTAAGACTGAAATTATTTCAAATAGATGTTTAACTTGTAAAATAGATGAGGCGATGTTATGGACAAAACCCTATTAGGTTGGTTTTCCATTCTTAAGAAAAGAACATGGGGAGGAACTCTTTCAAAAGAAAAAAGTAAAATTTTAGAGAGAAGCCCTAAAGCAAAATTAGATATTCCAAAAATGAGTTATCCGAAAGAAGAAACTGAAATTCCTAAAATTTTAGCAATCATGAGCAAAAAGAAACTAACCCCAAAACAGATGAAAGATTCTGACCTAAAACCCGAAGTAGAAATGTTTAAAATTGTCGGTGCTGATAAAAAGGATTATGATGATTTTATGAAAGATATAAACTACTATGCTATCTCTTTAAAAATGAAGTATCAAAGACCACGACCTCACGAAATTTCAGATAAAATTCAATCAACAAAAACAAAAACAGATGATACTCCCGCATTCCCAAGTGGACATTCAATGCTTGCTCATGGTTTAGAAAAGGTATTAGGAAAGAAATATCCAGATAAGAAAAAAGAACTCAAAGAAATGGCAGATAGGATTTCTTTATCAAGAATGCAAATGGGAAGTCATTATCCAAGTGATATTCAAGCAGGAAAAAAATTAGGCTATATGATAGGTGAAAAGTATGAGTGATTGGAAAGAAATTTTAAAGGAGGATTTAGAGTCAAAGATTCTTAGAGAGATTGAAAAGGAAGGCGGAGCATTAGGAATGAAAAACCTAAAGCAGTTTGGTAAAGAAGCGGAAATCAAGCAGGCTTTATCAAAATTAGAAAAAGAAGGCAAAGTTTTCATGCACAAAGATGGAGATATTTATACCCATGAACCAATCAAAAAATCCCCAGAAGCATTTAATAAATTACCAGAAAATTTAAAACAAGAGGTTAGAAATTTAGTTTATCAGAAAAATATTCCTTTTAATCAGGCTTTGGCGATGGTCTATAAAAAACTTAGACAACAAAATAAACCTACTCAACAAACAAAACCGCAAAAAAGACCAAATAAACCGGGAACTTATGGTGATGGGGAATTTGGAAGAATTGCTAACAGACCGAGAGTTTTATAGGTGATATAATGAAAGAATGGCAAACTATTCTTAAAAAGAAAAAGAAGCCCTTCAAGGGCTACAATAAAAAGATTCACGCAAGAACGGGTGGATTAAGTGCTAAAGGTCGTGCTAAGTTTAAGCGTGAACAAGGTTCTAATCTAAAACCTCCGGTAACCACTAAACCAAGTAAATTAAAACCCGGAAGCAAAGCAGCAAAAAGAAGAAAAAGTTTTTGTGCAAGGTCAAGAGGATTTAAAAGAAAAGATGGAACTTACAGCGAAAAAGCAAAAGCAGCGAGAAGAAGATGGAACTGTTGAGGTGAATACTATGGAAGAATGGCAAGAAATTTTAAAGAAGAAGAAGAAAAGAAAATCTACTGTAAATCAGTCAGGTAATTATACAAAGCCTGCATTACGCAGAAGAATTTTTAATAGAATCAAAAGAGGCGGCAAAGGCGGTGCGCCCGGCCAATGGTCTGCAAGAAAGGCTCAAATGATGGCTCAGGCGTATAAAAGGGCTGGTGGTGGCTATAAAAATTAATTGGCGTAGCGTTCTCAAAGCCAAGTCAAAAAGACAGCAAGACTTGACTGATTGGACAAATGAGGATTGGGGAAGTGCTGAACAGCATAGAGCCAAAGCAAAAGGCAAAAAACCTAAACCTAAAACCAAAGGACGCTATATGCCAAAAGCAACTTATCAACGAACTGATAAGAAAACTCTTCGCTATCAAGATGCAAAGAAAAGAAAAGGTCGAAAGAAAGGACAACAGCATGTTCCAACAGGAAAGAAGTTTAAACAGAAGTGAGTCTAATGCCTATTAGAAAAGTAAAAGGCGGCTACAAATGGGGTAGCAAAGGTAAAGTCTACAGAAATCGTAAAGATGCTGAAAGACAAGCCGCCGCCGCTTACGCTTCAGGATATGTCAAAAAGGGCTGGCGAGAAATCTTAAAGAAAGATATGTCCTACTGTGTTTGTAGTGGACCAAATAAAACTAAGGGATTTACTTGTAAAGCACATTGTCGCAGTAAAGAAATGAAAAAGGCTGACCCAAAGAAAGGAACGGGTAAAAAACCAAAAGGTTCAGCAAGAAGATTATATACAGACGAAAATCCAAAAGATACTGTTCCTGTGAAATTTAAAACCGCAAAGGATGTAAGGGAAACATTTGCGAGTTCTGCATTTAAATCAAAACCACATAAGAGACAATCACAAATAATTAATTTAGTAGAGCAAAGAGCAAGAGTAGCGGCTAAAAGAGCAAAAGACCCCGAAGCAAAGAAAAGGTTAAATGCAGCACATAAAGTAGCATTAGCCAGAAGAGAGTCCAGCAAAAGAAAAACGGAGAGGATGAATAAATGAAATGGAAAGATTTCACTAAAGGAATCCTTACAGATGCTTTGCCGAAGGATAGAACAAAATATGTCAAGTTCAGCAATCTTGCTAGCATTAATAAGAAAATGGTTAAGTATTACTTAGACATCGGAAAGGCTTCTCCCGAAAGAAGAGTTCAAGCAGTAAGAGGAATTTTAGAAGAAATGCTTCGGTCAAGCAACGAAAGGTATGACATTGAGGATAGCGGCCAACCTTGACCGAAGAGTTGATAGGTAAGCAAACCGTAGGAATGAAACAGGGGGTGTAATCTATGGCTGATGAAAAAAGAAGATTCAGTTTTACTAACTTGTTTAGGAGACAAACTCCCAAACCTGCGGATAGAACCGTATATAACATGGGCATTCAAGAAAGAGAAAATCGTCATATGATGACCGGACCTTTGTTGTATAATATCATTAATCAATCAGTTATTGGAAGAACTTGCATTACCCAACTAAAGCAAGAAGTTTTTCGTAGAGGTTATGTTTGGGAAAAAGCATATGAAGCAAAATGTAAAAACTGCGGTAAAGAACATAAAAGACCTGTTCAAGAATGTGCTCGTTGTGGGCATTTAGAATTAGATATTCCCGATGCAAAACAATTAGAGTATGCTGAAAAGTTTATTGAAGGATATGTAAATAAATCAGAACAATTATTTATTGATGTTCTTCAAGAGTTGGAAGATGATTTAAATATTATGGATGATGCATATATTGTTCTTGTTAAAGAATATTTTATTGATGGAAATCAAAAAATAAGAATGCATCGTATTAAAGAACTTTATCGTGGCGACCCTGTGACAATGTTTATTTATTCTGATGAACTTGGACAAAGAGGAACTAAAGGATTTACTTGTGTCAATCATAGAGATTTTATTACTACTGAACCACATGAGCGTTGTGGAACTTGTGGAGGGTGTGTTTATCCTGTTCATTATGTTAATAGAGCAAATGGAACTGACCAATACTTTTTGAAAGGAGAAGTATTACATTTCAGTAAATATAGTCCTTCTCGTCTTTATGGACAATCACCTGTAATTACTTTATTTAATGCTATGATGACTCTTATTGCTATGGAAAATTATGTTAATTCGTCTTATACTAAGAGCCGTATGCCAAGGGGTCTTTTAGCAGTTCAAACAAGAAACATGGATTCAATGAGAGCCTTTTGGCGTTCAGTTAAAGAAAAAATGGAAGCAGACCCACACTTTATCCCCGTTATGGGAATTGAAGCAGAAGGCGGTAAAGGAGGCGTTGAATGGATTAAATTCATGGATAGCCTCAAAGAAATGGACTATGTTTCAGTAAAGGACGATTTAAGAGATAGAATTTCTGCATTTTATGGTGTAAGCAAAGTCTTCATGGCTGATAATACTACAAGTGGTGGATTAAATAATGAAGGTATGCAAATTTTAGTCACCAACAGAGCAGTTCAAAAGGCACAAACTGTCTATAATAATTATGTTTTCCCATTCCTTGTGAAACAATTCGGTATTACCGATTGGAAACTTAAATTACCTCCAAGCGAAGAAGAAGATGAAATTGCTATTCTTCGTAAGCGTGAAATTGAAGTAAATATTGCTGCATCAACAAAAAATTTAGGATTTGAAGTTGATATGGATGAGGACGGACAATTTACCTTCAAAAAGCCAGAACCGCAAGAACCCAAGCCGCAAGAAGGCGAAGGCCAAGCAAAAACCGACCCTTATGCTGGAACAAACATTGATGCTTCTCAATTGGGACAAATGCAAGAACAGGCTTTACAGGGCGGAGGGAAGCCACAGGAAAACCCACCAGCCACAAGAAATAAAGCCTCCATGAGCGTAGGGCCGGATAAGAGACTTACAGGATTGCCCGTTGATGCGGGAAATCAGAATACTGATAGAAGAACTGAAAGGAGAATAGGATAATGACAGAAGACATTACAAAATCAATTGCGGCTGTTTTAGCGGCTGTAGTTATTAATAGATTAGCCGCAAAATATATAAATAATAAACAACTACAAAATAGCAAAGAACAATTATCGCAAAGTCTCGGAAATAATCCTGAATTTATTAAACAGATTCAAGCAACTAAAAGTATGGATGAGTTAATTCAAACTGGTGAAAGGATTGTTTCTGAATTACAAGGGAAAACAGGATTTCAGAAAGGTGTTATTATGAAAGAAGATATGAAACAAAAAGAAGTAAGATTAACTAAGGAACTTGCTAAAGTAAGAGCAATTAACGCTAATGTAGATTCTAAACTAAGGCCAACTAAAGATTTTAGTGTAGGTATTCCACAAGATACTAGCGTCAAAAAGAAATTACATTCAGCAGAAGTTCCTGATGTTATCACCCTACCTCCAAAGCAAAAGAACAGAAAAGAAAATATTCCTTTTTGAGGTGAATGAGTGATTTTAGATTTGTCTAAGGATAAGTCTTTGGCAGGATTGCTAAAGCGTGTTGAATTAGATGAAGAAACAAAAGATTTAGTTAATCAAGGTGCTTCGGCTACTTTGATTAAAATGTCTCTTGTTAAGAACATGAACTCCTCAAATATTGTTCAATATAGAAGGTATATTCAAAAGGCTGAAGACGAAGAAACAGAAGAACAAAGAAAAGAAAGACTTGAAGCCGAAAGAGAACTAAGAGCAAGAGGGACAGAAGAACAAAGGGCTGATGAAGGCGCACAACTAGAAGATGTGGAAGAAGCAATTTCAGGAAGGGATGTAGCAAGTGAACAATCAACTTCTGCCTTTGCCGCAGAACAAAAAGAAAAGGAAGAACAAAGAAAGGACGAAAAAGAAGGTCGGCTTTCTGAAGAAGAGAAAAGAAAGAAAGAAGCAACTCTGTTTGATAGATTTAAGAAAAATAAGGCAGCCAAAAAGAAAATTGAAAAAATTCAAGGATTTTCTGCGGCCTTAAAGAAAATTACCGACAAATTAGACATGAAAAGCGGAGAAAAAATTAGAACAAGAGAGTTTGAACAATTTGTTGGTCCTAATAAAGAAAGGGGAATTAAAATAGGTAATGAATTAATTTCTCTCGTAGGTGAGTTAGAAACTGATAGGAATGCTTTAGTTAAGTCTTTATCAGGAGTTCTTAGAAACTTTAAAGTATATGAAGGAAGGGAAGAAAAAAGACTAACAGAAACACTAAGACAACAGTTTGTTCCTATGTTGAAAGAAGGAAAAGAATATGTATATTCCGAAGATAAAAATAAAATTATTGATATTCCTGCACTACAAGATGAATTATTGTCATATATCAGAGAATATCCTGTTGAGGGCGGAGAACCAATACCTCTATCAGAAGCCTTAAATAAAATGTTTAGAGTTAAATTCAGTAGAAATGCTGCTCGTTTTATTGACCGTGACCAACAAAAAACTGTTTTAGATGCTCTTATGGGTTATAGTAAAGGAAAAGACCCCAAAACAGAATTAGGATTTAAAAAAGCCAAGAAAAATATTGATAAGATGAAAGCATTCCTTCGTTCATTCAGAGATATTCAAAACAATCTTGAGGACAGATTAGAAGATTTAAGAGATATGAAAGGAGATACCGACGCTCTTTTAAAAAGAAAACAAAGAGAAATTATTGATTCTTTTAAAATATATTTAAGAACTAGACCTTCTAGTGCTGGTATTCTTTCAGAAAATAGGAATAAAGTTTTACAAAGAAGGCTTGCTGAGAAAGCAGAAGAAATATTTACTTTATCTTTCGGAGATGATTATGCTAAATACGCTTCAAATATATTAGAAGGAAAGGAACCTTTAACTAAGGAATCATTCAAAGAAAGACTAGAAACGGCTATTTCTGAAATGAAAGATGATATTGATGATGAAATTCAAATTGCTGAGGCTAAAGTAAATGAAGTTATTAAAAACTTAAGTCAATTAGGATATGGAGAAACTACAACTGAAATGTCAATTAAAGATTTAGTTCAAGATTATGGAAGTCTTATGAAGAGATTAACTGATACAGAAGGAGAGTTAATTCCTTTAGGAAAGACTTCATTAAATATTCTTATTAGGGGAAACAATAAATTAGAAAAGTTAACTAAATTAAGTAAAAAATTGGTTAAAGATTTTGATGGATATGAGAATGGCCTTAAAGAAGCAACAGAACAAATTTTTAGAGATGGTGTAGAAATTGACGAAGCCTTCTCTATTGACGATAGATTTGAACAATTAGGTTTTACTAAAGTTGAAGAATTTACTAAATTAAGAGATGAATATATCACTCTAAGAGATGAATTACAAGAAATCGTTAATGAAGCAGGGGAAGAATTTGCTCAATTAGATAGAGGTAGTGAAAAACCAAGTCCAAGACCGAAAAGAGCATTTGAAACCAAAGAGGAACAGAGAAAAAGAGAGGGTTCGGGCAGGTTTAAATTTAAACCTAGTAAAAGACAACCAGAAGGTGATGAAGAATGACATGGGATTACTACGGGAATGGAGAAGGTTTTATTCTCAAGGCTAAAAAACAAAAACCAAAAGAACTTCTTGATTCATTAGATGCTAAAGGTAGAAAAAGATTGAAGAAAACTCTTCAAGCGGCAGAACCAACAGAATTTTTCGGTCAAGACTTCACTAAGTTAGGTGAACTTATCGAAACTCTTAGAGAATTAGAACTAATTAAATCAGATAAGAAATTAAATAAGAAAATGAAGTCAATGGATGAAAGGAATATTGATATAGTCGCCACCGCTACGAAACTTCGTAAGGAGTATGAATTACTCTACCGTCAATTGAGAGATTTGGTTTATCCTACTGGAAAAAAGGAGGAAAAAGAATGAGTGAAGAAAATTCAATTAATGAAGATGTTCTTGAGATTATTAAGGCTTTAACCGCAAAAGTCGAAGCACTAGAAAAAACAATTTATGCTAAAGATAGTCTGTTGATGAAAGCGGGCTATGTCGTATCAAATAGTCCTACTCCCGCTATGGAATCTGTTATTGGTGGAGAGTCTGTATTAGGAAAAAATGTTGGAGATATGGATTGGTCTGACATTCACAAAATGGTTAAAGGAATGGAGTGATTAATATGCCAGAAAGAGTAACGAAAGAAGAGAGAATTGTTTCTATGGTCATTGAAAAAGCAAGAGAAGCAAAAGAACTTCTATATTTATCCCTAAATGACAATAATAGAAACCCAATGCCCGATGAAAGTGAAGCCGTTAAATTAAAGCGTCCTTCTGCTGAAACCCCTAAAAACTTAATTCCTGAAAAAACAGAAAGGGATGGCCCTGCTCAAATGGGATATGGCCTTGGTGGTCAAATGACTGAATTTGCAAAGGCTATGACTATTCTTAAAGAATTAATTAAGAAAGAAGAAGCCAACCCTTTCCTTGATAAAGAATCTAACAAAAGAAGAATGGAAAGTCTTGAGGCTGATTTAGAAGCAACAAACAAAGAAATGGATAAACTTCTTGATGACCTTCGTACTGGTAGAGTAGACCAAAAAAGATTTACTATCAGAATGAGTCAATTAATCGGTATGTTAGAACAATTTATTTCTACCTCCCCATTTCAAGGAGAGGGTGGGACAGTCTTAAGACAACCAAATAGATACCGCTAAATAGGTGGTATCAATGAAACTTGGGTCTATTGAAAAAGACAAGCAGCCTTCTGTTGAGTTGCTTCGTCTTTTTGAAAAGACAAGAGTTGCCTATTTATCTGCTATTGAAGACCCTGAAGAATATTCGGGTCGCTGGCGTAAAGCAGTTGATATGATTAAAAACTCGTATGAAGAGTTAGATGCTGCTGGAAAGGAATTAAAAAACTTTATTGATGAAGAAGATTTAGATGCTAAAGAAACAAAAGACCCTAAATCTCCACAAGCAAGAGAATTATACAAGAAAATAAAATTAATTCGCTATACTTCATCGCTAGTGTCCGACCCTTTCGCCGCATCTTTTGGGGAGGGAGTCTTAGAAGAATTAATGACTAATCCAGAATCAATGGTTAAATTTGTCCATTATGCTATAAGGGACGATAATAAAACTCTTTCTGACGAAGTTTTAAGCATTAAAGACATGGAACCCGACCGAATTACGCAGGGTCTTCAAGGACTTGACCTACAAGTGGACGATGTGGCCCTCTATATTACGGAGCATTACGGGGATGGAAAAGACTCAAAGAAAGTTGAATCTAAAGTAAAGGCTGCTATGGACATGTTAGAACTAATTATGCTTTCTAAAAATACGAAAGAAGAATTAGAGGAACTTAAAGATATTGATATGAAAAAGGAAGAAAAGAAGTCTTCCGAGAAAAAAGCAGAAAGTGATTTTATTATTCCAAATAAACCCATGTATAGAATTTTTGAAATTGATGATATTAATGAATTAAAAGGATTTAGTGGAAATTGGTATATTCAAGAGAAGTATGATGGCATGAGAGTCCAATTGCATAAAATTGACAATAACATCAAAATCTTTTCTTATAATGAAAAAGACATTACTGAAAAATGTAAAGAACAAGTAGATGAACTTAAGAAAAAAGAATATGGAGATTGTATTCTTGATGCTGAACTTATTTTGTTTGATGGCGATGAACCGCTACATCGTGCAGATACTATTGCTCATGTTTTTAAAAATAAATATAAAGATGCTAAACTAAGATGTCATGTTTTTGATATTATGCGGCATGAATCTCAAAATATGATGGAAGAAGAATTAGAAGTTAGAATGACAACACTATTCAATAATTACTCTTCTAAGTCATCCGATGCAATAGATTATCCTTCTAAAAAAGACACTCGCCAAGCCGACAGTTTAAAGGATTTAAAAGAATATGCTGAACAAATTATGAAGATACCTACATCTGAAGGAGTAGTAATTAAAGATGCTACTTCAACTTACTATATAGGAACAAAAAAGAATCCAAAGTGGATTAAGTTGAAGAAATTTGTTGATTTAGATGTCATTGTCTTAGATAAATCTAAAACAAAATCTAAACTCTATTCTTACACAGTTGGAGTTGGCCCAATCAATGAAGAAATGAAAAATCTTCAAGAAATTGAAGGAAGAATGTATTTGAATGTAGGAAAAGCGCTAAATACAAAAATTTCTGTTGATGTTGGCGATATTATTAGAGTAAAGGTAGATGAGGTTAAAAAGAAGGGAGAAGGGTATAGTTTGTTTTCAGCAAAGGTTATTGAAATACCTGAAGTTGAACATCCCGATAAATTAATTACTTTAGAACTATTATCTCAAGATACTAAAAAATCATTGAATTATGATGTTGAAGCCTTTACTAAAGGAGTTAAAATTACAGACCATATTCACGGCGAAGCAAATGCTATCATCAAGTATGACATGACTGGCTTCACCATTTATGGCTTTGAAGAAAATAATCTAATGTCAAAAAATGCCTTACAAGATATTGACCTTTGGAAAACGCAAGCAGAGGAAATTATGAAAACCAAACAAGGCAAACTTACTGTTTCGATTGTAAATTATTTGCAAGAAAAAGGGGATAGAAGTGTTAAAGATGTTCATGATTTTTTGATGAGAAATATGAAAGAAACCTATGAAGATATATTAGATTCTAAGCAATCTAAATTGGGAAGTTGGGCGCAAGAGAGGGAACATATTTCTATGGTTGATGGAAAACTACATGCAGACCCCGATATAATTTTACAAAATGAAGAAATTAAAAAAGCATATAAAACACCAAAAGAATATCAGAAAGGACAATTTAAAATTTATGCAAGAGAAGACAATAGAATTCATTTAAGTATTAGCGTTGGCGATGAAGTTATGCATTGGACTATTGATATAGAAAATGAGGAAGAACTGTTTGATTTATTCGGTGCGGCTGGTAAATATCCAGCAGAGGTATCAAAAAATGTTGAGAGAGGAAAAGTTATTGATTCCGGTGAAATAAGGCTTGGAGTTCAAAAAGACGGCTATCATGAATATTTCTTAGAAGGAAATAAATTTGAAACTAAAATACATATTAGAGTCATTCCTGTTGATGGAGAAAAAATGTGGCTTGCTTGGACTGGATATAAACAAACGCCAGCAGATACAGAATCAGACACAGGAAAGTGGGATATTGGCGAAGACAGGTATAACAAGTTATCCATTCCTACGAATGAATAGGTGTTCTTTATATACTGCAATTGAATAAGAAGGGTTGAGAAGAATGGCTTCGTCGGTGATGATGAACAACACTCAAGATTTCAGGATTCTTAAAAGCGACGATTTGATGATTGGAGGATATGCAAGCATTGAAATTGTTGATAAACAAAATGACTTAATCACACTCAAAGCATTGGAGGAAGCAGTTGAAAAATACATGGAAAACCCTAAGTTTAGAAATGTAATGACTAACCACTCAAATGTTCAAGTTGGAGAAGTAGTAAAATCATACCGAGACAAAAACGGAAAGTTATGGAAAACAGAAGTTGATGATGTCGGGTTCTTTGTGGTAATCAAATTAAGAGATGATATTGAAAAAGCAAAGGAAATTAATAGAGGAATTAGAAAAGGTTCGCTTAGGTCATTTAGTATTGGAGGACAGGCTTTACAAAAAACAAAAAGAACTAATCCAGAACTGGGTGAATTTAACGAAATTAGCAAACTTGAATTACACGAAGTTACTATCTGTGAAAAAGGAATAAATCCCGAAGCAAAGTTTGATATTCTTAAACAAGAAAAAAAGGTGAAAAATATGAGCAAAATTGAAAAGGCTTTAGAAGAACTGGACGCACTTATGGCAGAGGTTAATACTCTGCGTAAGGAAGAAATGGACGAAAAGATGAAAGATGAGGAAAAGATGATGTCTGAAAAACTCATGGATGAGAAAATGGAAGACCAAGATGAGAAAATGATGTCTGAAAAACTCATGGATGAAAAGATGGATGACGAAAAAATGATGTCCGAAAAAATGAAGGATGAAGAAATGAAAGCATATCTTCCAACTCTTGACGGTGCTGGTGTTGAAATCGGTGAACCCGCAGATAGAATCATTATTGATAACGGTCGCCCAAAGCCCTCCGACCTTCCCGTTGTTAAGGCATTTAACAACAATGAACTAGAAACGCTCGACTTGAGCGTTGCTAACATTGAGAAGGCTTACGATGCTTTCCGTCAAGAACAATTGGAGAAGTTGGCTTACGACAACCTCCAAAAGCAGTTTGAGGCTCGTTTTAAGGCTGAAACTTCAGCAAGAGAAAATATTCTCGCAAAGTCGCAATATGATGCGGCTTCCGAAATTGCTTCTCTTAAGAATGAATTTGCTTCTCTCCGAAAGTCTTTGACGGCTGAGAAGAATCAAATCATCAAGGCTCAAGAAGAAGCCCAAATTACACTCCCAACTATGGAAGAACTGGCCGAAATGGATTGGTCGGAAATTCATAAAATGGCTGGAGGATTTAACTGAGGTGATTTAACATGGCAGGATATATTAACACAATTGCAGACTTAGAAAGACAAACTTACGGATTGACTGGTCATACCGGCCTTAACAACCAACTGCTCAAGCAAGCAGGTGGTGTTGCTGGTATTCATGCCGGACACGATGTTGCAGGAACCGCCGCAAATGGTTTTAGTGCCATTTCTGACACTACTGCTCTTTACAACAAAATTTACGGCCAAAAAGTCTGGTCTATGCTAAACCGAGAATGCAACGCACTTTCGGTTATTTCAAAGCGACCATACACTTCAAGCGGTTGGAGAGTTCTAAAAGAGCGACCTGCTGGTGGAAGCGGTAATTTCCTTGATATTAGCGGAGTCAATACAACTGGTTCAGCCGCCGCACTTGGCGGAACTTCGCTTAGACCTGACCTTATCGGTGGTGTTCCTGAAAATGCAGGATTAGACACCCACCAAGACGGTTTGGCTTCTATTGCTCCTGTTTATGAGCAACTGTTCATTAGCCCTAAAATTGTGGCTCATCAGTTTGAGTTCTCTGAACTTGCTATGGAAATGGCCGCTATTGATGATGGTATCGGTGATATTCGTGCTCAATTGAGAGAAGACATGGGCAAGCACCATTCTGAGGTTCAAAACCAAATGATTGTTATGCCTCTTGAGAACTACGATTTGGCCGCTACAAACCAAATAGGAACAATTGAGAGAAACTACACCTCTCTCTACAAAATTATTTCGTCAAAGGCAGAATTGGATGCTATGGCGGCTGGAACTGTTTTGACTTCCTCGGCAACAACGAATGAAATTAGCAACATTTTCGGTCTTAACCGAGACTCGGCTTCTTTCCTTGATGCACAGGTTTCTTTCGGTGCTGGATATGCAAGCGGAAATGCTCGTCAATTTACTTTGACTGTCCTAAACGCTATGCTTCGAGATTTGAGAGTTGCTGGTGGTTCACCAAAGGTCATTCTTACGGGATATGATACTCTTCAAACGCTTTCTGACTTACTTCAGGCTCAAGAGCGATTTATGGACAGAAAGGAAATTGTTCCGACTGTGAACGGTGTTCGTGGTGTTAAGGGTATGGAAGTCGGTTTCCGAGTTTCAACTTACTACGATATTCCTTTGATTCCTGTTGCCGCTATGGGTTCAACTGGCGCAAATACTTCTTGTATCAGCGATATGTTGCTTCTTGATACAGACCATCTTTGGTTGTCTGTTATGAAGCCTACTCAATACTTTGAAGACGGTATCAGCAACGGAAACCCATTCGGTGTGGGTCGTCTTGGAAACAAGGCTCTTTACCGAACAATTGGTGAAATGGGCTGTTCTTACTTCAGAGGACAAGGAAAAATCACAAACCTTCTTTGAGGTGGTATAAATGACAGAAGAAGTTTTTACTGTGAGTCTGTTAGCAGACCACAAGGGTTATACGAAACCAAGGGCAAACGGCGATGAATACATGGTAGATGCCTTCATTGATGTTTCAACCTACGATGCTTCTGGTGTTGTTCTAAGTGCAAGTGATTTTGGATTATCAACTATTACTGCTGTTTCTCACACAGGAACAAGTAATGTAAAGTTTTATCCAACATTTGTAATCTCTGGAACAGATGGAAGTTATACCAGCGCAACATCATTTACAATGCTTATTGTTGATGCTTTACAGGCTACTCCGGCAGAAGTGGCTGATGGTGGAACTCATTCGGGGATGCAATTCCGATTGCGTGTCTTTGGCAACCTTTGAGGTGTTTCCTTTGGTTAAGGTTGAAGTTTCGGATAGTGGTGGGTTTAAACCTTTCGTTATTCATGGACAAAAACTTACAAGGGATAATCCAATTGAATTACCCGTAGTTGCTGCCCTTCTTCGCTTAAGTGATAGAAACCTTAAAATTACTTTTGAAGAGGGAGACAGAAAGGAGTTAATGGCAATTGACCCTGAACATTTCTCCGCTATCTCTCTTGAATTGAGTAAAAAGATTACTACTCATAATGAGTTGGCTGGTTTGCTTCTTCCAAAGAAGGGAACAAAAAAGAAATCAACGGCTACTAAAGCCAAAAAGTCTTCTTTAACCGATGAATGAGCGACACCGTTATATGGGGAAACCCATAACGGTGTATTGAACGAGGTGTTATCATGGCGAGTTGCAGAAGTAGCGGAGTAAAAACGGCATCATCAGCAATTAACGCTGGACAATGTAAGTTGGTTTCAATTCATGCTGTTTTAACAGGAACAGCACCAACCACAATAAAAGTGTTTGATAATGCTTCTGCGGCAAGCGGTTTAGAATTATCAAGAATGATTTTGGCTAGGCCAGACCCCGCAGACCCCACTACTACTGGTGCAGGGCCACTTATGATAGAATTTGACATGCATGGCGTTTTGGCTGTAAATGGACTATATTTGAGTATTTCTTCTGGAACAGGAGAAGGTGCGGCAGTTTCCGTTGAATTTGCTTGAGGTGATTTTATGGCGGCTTTAAATGCAGATACCAGATTAGTTATGACAATTTTATTTGTCGGGACTCTAAGTGGAGCAAATGTTTTCGTCTATGCTATGATTGGATTAACTTTTCCATATGGCCCTATTGCTCATTCATTTCTATTTGGCTTAGGAACAATTGGTGCTATTATGGTTGTAAAAGCATTGTTTGATTTGGCTCTCAATGATAAAATTGAAATGTGGCTCCTTGATAGAAAAATTGCTGCGTATTGGGAAAGAAAGGCAAGAGATGAACAACAACGCCAAAAGATGCGAGAAAGCGCAAGACAATTTGGTGGTAATGTTCCCTTTTACACACAACCTGAAACAGAAGAAAATACTATCGGAAGTGAATTTTTAGCCACGCTACAATGAAGGTGGTTAAATGGTCTTTGGCGACTTAATGGGCTTTTCTGATTCAGATTATGCTTATAATCAACAAAGAGCGCATTCTGCTGACATCTTCTTTTTGAAGATGAGGGCATGGTTTTG